GGTTCTTGGGCTACTCCGGCTGGCGGTGGTAGCAAAGCAACTTCTACTGCGTTGGGTACGGTGTACGGGCAAGGTGGTGACGATGGTGTTACCGCTGGACCCACTTCTTTTGGATATCAAGCAGCAGCAAATACGACTACTGCACAAATTACGGCGGTTGGATATCAGGCGGGTTATGCGTGTACCGGAAATTCTAGTACTGCTGTTGGTACATATGCTTTGCGCGGGATTAGTGCTGGAGTCCCGGCATCAGGAACACAAAATACTGCGGTTGGATATAGTGCAGCATATAATATAAGCACTGCTATTAGCAACACCGCCGTAGGTTATTACTCGCTATATTCAAATACTACAGGGGATACTAACGCTTGTTTTGGAGATAGTTCTGGTAGATATATTACTACTGGAACAGCCAATACTTTTTTAGGCCAAGCCAGCGGAAACGTTGGAACAAGTTCAATACAGGCAATAACAATACTTGTCTTGGTTATTCCTCTGCTTTAAGTTCGGCATCTGTATCTAATACCGTTACTTTAGGCAATTCAAACATTGCCACGTTACGTTGCGCGGTTACTAGTATTACTGCAATCTCTGATGTACGAGATAAAAAAGACGTTGTTGATATCCCAGCCGGTTTAAGTTTTGTCGAAAAACTACGCCCCGTTTCATTTAAGTGGGCGATGCGTAACCTTTATGAAGATCCTACGTTTACTGGAAAACAGGGTATACCGGAGTTTGGGTTTATCGCTCAAGACCTGCAATCGGTACAAGTAGAAACAGGTATAACTGTCCCCAATCTGGTAATGGACGACAACCCCGATAGGATAGAAGCTGCTCAGGGCAACCTAATCCCAATTCTCGTCAAAGCCATCCAAGAACTCACCGCCCGCGTCAAAGAGCTAGAGGCTAAGGCCACCCAGTAATTTTCCTGTCTTATGCCTACGATAAACTTGCGACGGGCACCCGCCCATCTAACCCCGGAGATTCTCATGAAAGACCTAATCATTGACGCTATCGATGGCTCGGAGCCGATTGATGCGCTGAACGCTCTGTTCTCAGTTGCTTTTTCTGTTGCTGCTGAAAGCGGTATCAACGAGTTTACGCTTAGCTCGCTCTTCTCCTCGCACATCGAAGCGCAGTTTGAAGTTGCTGCTAACGCAATTGCCGAAGGTGACGCGGAAGAAGACGAAGAAGCTGAAGAAGACGAGCAAACTGACAACTAAAGTCAGGCCCCGGTGCGACCCACCGGGGTTCCAAAATGCCCTCCTGTGCTGTATGTGCTGGTGAATTTGCCAAAGATGACCTCATCGTCCACGGGCGCAGGACTTACTTTCTTTGTAGCCCCTGCAAGTCTAACGTAAACCGGCTTGACCGGTTCGGATTGTCCCCATCAGATTATGACTTCCTGTTGAAAATTCAGGGGTATAATTGCGCTATATGTGATAATCCCCTCAAGCTCAAGCAGTACAAATTTGCAGTTGATCACTGCCACGACTCAGATGACGTTCGCGGAATCTTGTGTAAGCGGTGCAATTCTGCCTTGGGTATCTTTGAAGATAACCCAGATTTTTTGGTTCGCGCTGCGGAGTACTTGAATAACCCCCCTGCTTTGGGTAAAGTCAAGAAACACAATGGGCGCAAAAAGGTGACGTTCCTTCGGGATGAGTACATAAGGATGCACGGCAATGGAGATAGTTGAACTTTTTCTAAAGGCGTGGCCGGTGCTTCTGGGTATCGTTACGCTTATTGTCGTGCTCTCTAAGCTTGACCTGCGCGTAGCAGTCCTTGAGGAAAAAGTCAAATCAGCGTTTGAGATCATCAACAAGGCGAGGGACAAATCGTGACTGAAAAACTCGAAGCCAAAAGCCAGCTAATTGAAAAAACAGCGTTTGCTGTTTTGCCGATTCTCTTTACTTGCGTGGTTTATCTGATGTCGTCACTCGACAAGTTGAGCCACGATGTGACGGTACTGAACGCCAAAATCAGTCTGGTGGTCACATCAGACAACAAACAAGCCGCCAACAGTGGTGCTGAACTAGCGCGGGAAAAACTACGTCAAGATCTGGAAAAGCAAATCAATGAGAACCGTGAGCTTATTCACCTGAATCGTGAACGCATTGTGATCCTTGAACAGAAGGTGAAGTAATGGCTAATTTTGAGCAAGCCTTTGAGAAGATGATTTCTGACGAGGGTGGTTATGTTCTACACAATGTTCCCGGTGATACGGGTGGGATGACATATGCAGGTATTGCGCGAAACAAAAACCCTAACTGGCCCGGATGGAATCTCATCGACCGCGAAGCCACCAGTAATCCACTCCTTAGCGGGATGGTGCGTAACTTTTATAAAGTTGAGTTTTGGGATCGTGTCAGAGGGGATGAGATTACGAACCAAACTGTTGCCGAAAACATCTTTAATTTCTCAGTAAACACTGGGATGGGTGTTGCAATTAAGCTGGCGCAGTTGATCGTCGGTGCTACGCCAGACGGCGCGGTTGGTGAAAAGACCCTGCAAAAGTTTAATGCCGCAGAACCCGAAGCGTTTAAAAAAGCGTACGCACTCGCCAAAATAACCCGCTACGCCGACATCTGCAACAAGAACCGCACCCAATCCAAATTCCTTCTTGGTTGGATAAATCGTACTTTGAAAGGGCTTAAGTAATGGACTTAATGGGTATTGGGTCAATCATTGAAGGCGTTGGCAAAGTTGCGGATTCGCTCATTACAACGGATAAAGAACGCCTCGAAATGGCGCTGGAGGACCGCAAGCTCGACCTTGAGGAAAAGAGGATTGACCAAGAAACCGACTTGGCTCAGGTTGAAGTCAATAAGATTGAAGCGTCGAGTTCTAGCGTATTTGTCAGTGGTTGGCGTCCTGCTGTGGGCTGGGTTGGGGTTGCAGGTTTGGCTTACCAATTTCTTGGCTACCCGCTGATGCAGTGGTGCTGGGCTTTTGGTCAAGGTTATGACATAATCCCTAAAGGGTTGGCCCCACCCCCGGATCTCCAAGTAGAACAACTCATGACACTCCTTGCTGGTCTTCTCGGTTTTGGCGGGATGCGGTCATTTGAGAAGCACAAAGGGGTTGCGAGTAAGTAATGCCACTCAAAAAGTTCCAACCCCGTCCCGGTGTAAACAAGGAAAACACTCGCTACGCCAACGAGAACGGTTGGTTCGACAGTGAGAAAGTTCGATTTCGCCAAGGTACGCCCGAGAAGATTGGCGGGTGGCAACGCATTTCCACAAATACGTTTATAGGTATTTGCCGGTCGCTGTGGAACTGGGTGACTCTCGCGGGTCAAAACCTGATCGGACTAGGCACTAACCTCAAGTTTTATATTGAGAACGGTGGGGCGTACTTCGATATCACTCCGCTTCGTGCCACTGCTACTCTTGGTACTAACCCGTTTACAGGTAACGGCACTACTACGGTTACGGTAACCGCTGCATCTCACGGCGCTACTACTGGGGATTACGTTACGTTTAGTGGGGTCACAGGTACTTACGCTACGCTCTTAAACGCCGAATACGTTGTCACGTACGTAAACGCTAACTCATACACCATCACAACTTCTTCTGCCGTTGCTTCCGGCGCGACCGGTGGATCTGCTGTTGTAGCTAAGTATCAAATTCACGTTGGTGCTGCTATTCAAGCCCCACTGAGCGGGTGGGGGGCAGGTCTTTGGAACGCTGGGCTTTGGGGTATAGGGGCCGGGGATACTAATTACTCGTTGCGGCTATGGTCCCAAGGTAACTTTGGTCAAAACTTAATTTTTGGTTATCGTGGCGGCCCGATATATTACTGGGATGCGGTTAATGGGGTCACTACACGAGGGGTGTTGCTATCATCTATTACTGGTGCTTCAGACGTGCCCACAGTGCAGAACGTGGTGTTTGTGTCCGATAACCGGTTTGTTTTTGCATTTGGATGCAATGACTACGGTGAAGTAGCTCAAAACCCGATGCTTATCCGATGGTCTGACCAAGAAAACCCCCTTAGCTGGACTGTTTCCGCTACTAGTCAGGCAGGTAGTTTGACGCTTTCTCATGGGTCTGAAATCACTACGGCGGTGCAAACCCGCCAAGAGACGCTTGTTTTTACGGATTCCGCTCTTTATTCTTTGCAGTATCTTGGCTTACCTGCGGTATGGGGGTCACAGATTCTCGGTGATAACGTCTCTATCATTAGCCCAAACGCGGCGGTTGTTGCGTCGGGTCGAGTGTTCTGGATGGGGGTAGACAAGTTCTACGTATACGACGGTAGGGTTAACACGCTAAACTGCGACCTACGTAAATATATCTATCAAGATATTAACCTCAACCAAAAGCAACAGGTATTTGCTGGTACTAGCGAAGGATTCAACGAGGTCTGGTGGTTCTACTGTTCAGAGAACTCTACTACAGTTGACAAATACGTCATCTATAACTACATCGAAAACGATGGTAAAGGTGGTATAGGTGTTTGGTACCACGGCTCGTTGGCTCGCACCGCATGGTTAGATTCTGGGCTAACTGACTACCCTGTAGCTGCTACGTACAACTACAACCTCGTGAATCATGAGTACGGTGTAGACAATAACGAAACCGGAACGGTACAACCAATTACTGCATATATAGCTTCATCCGAGTTTGATGTTGATGACGGAGATAAGTTTGGGTTTGTCTGGCGTATGCTGCCGGATGTGACGTTTGAAGGGTCTACCGCTGCCAGCCCATCTGCTGTGATGACGTTGATCCCCATGCAGAACTCTGGCTCAGGATATAACACTCCTCAGTCTGTTGCTGGTAGTAGCTCCGCCACGGTTACTCGCACTGCTACTGTGCCTATTGAAAAGTTTACAGGACAGGTTTACATTCGCGTGCGCGGTCGTCAAATGATTCTGAAGATGGAATCAACTGATCTGGGGGTATTCTGGCAGTTGGGTTATCCACGGTTTGATATCCGGTTGGACGGCAGACGATGAGCTACCTAGTTACTGCTGATGATGTGCTGGCCCAAGCCGTTGCGCCTAACTTGCCCCTTGCGCCTAATGAGTATGAGCGACGTTACTTTGATCAGCTTAATAACATTTTGCGGTTGTACTTCAACCAACGCGATAAAATTGTTGGTCAGTTAAAAGCCAACGTGCCGGTAACGGTAGCTAACCTACCCAGTGCATCGACCGCAGGGGTTGGGTCTAGGGAATTTGTGACTGATTCTTCTGTGTCTACATTTGGCTCTACAGTAGCCGGTGGCGGGTCAACTAAAGTGCCTGTGTATTCAGACGGTACTAACTGGAAAGTAGGTTAATTATGAGCGATGAAGCATGGCAACCCGGTTACGATACCCTCAAAAAGCAGATGGAGGCTATTCAGAGTAGGGCGGACGTATATAAACGCCGTTCGCCATTAGAAGCTAGTACTCATATCGACAACATCGCCAAATCTTTAGCAAAAGATTATGGTATCACTAACATTGGTGATATCGGTATAAGGTATGAAACTCGCCCCGCTTATGTGTCGGGCAGTGATGAATCGGCTACTGTAATTCCTGAAGAACAATTACCAATATACTACAATAAAAACAACCCTAGCCAAATAATCCCCGGCTATAAGTTTGCTTCTGAAGGCGCAGGAAAAGGGTTTAGCAATTACAACCTTCAGCCTATGTCTGACGGAAAAGGCGGCACCATCGTTGTGCCGGTTCAAGAGTACAACAAGTCCGGTCTCGGTGCATTTGTGCAAGACCTCGGGCCAATCTTGCCGGTCATTAATATTGCGCTTATGGCGGCTGGCGTGCCTCCGATGTATATGGCTGCTGGTAACCTTGCGTTACAGGGCGCTGCCGGAAATGTCAATAATCTTGAAGATGCGCTTAAAGTAGCTGCGCCATTTGCTATACCGGCGGCGCTTCAAGGTCTAGATGTGGTAGGGCCGTCTACGGCTTCAACCCTCGCAGGGCGTGTTGCAGAAAACTATAGTGGTCTTACTGGTATTGGCGCTGATATCTTGGGTGGTGGCCTCGCTGGCGCGGTTAAAGCCGGTTTGACTGGCGGCGATATCGGTGCGGGTGCTTTGATTGGTGGGGCTACTCCGGGGCTATCTTCTAGCCTTAAAGACGCTTATAAAAACCTAACGGCGTTTGACTACGGAGCAGACATAAATGATATGGGTGGTAGCGCCCTAGAAGGTTTCGGCCCCACTACTACTGACACTAATGCAGGGGTAGTTAATCTAGCTGGCGCGGGCGCTAACGATATTCTTGGAAATCTGACTGAAGACGAACTGAATAGTCTTTACGCTTCTACTGTGCCGAATACAACCGGTGCAGTGACGAGTGGGGTCACGCTCGGCTCAATAACCCCAAAAACAGTAACTGACGGCGCTGTTAGCACTATGGCTGGGGCTGGCACTAATCTTACGACAGCGGCGGGGATGCCGAGTGTAGATGATCTTGACGTTATGGATATGCAGCGGATCAACGACACTGAATACTTCACTGATAAGAACGGAAATTCGTATTACATTGATGATAATGGTGATGTCCAATCGCTTACTAAAGCTCAATTTAACACCCTATTAGGTATCGATAATACTATAGATCCTAATGCCGGTAAGCTCGATAAAGTTACAACTACTGCTAAATTAGACCCTAATCTTGGACACGATTGGGCAGAAGACACAACCAAACTTACTACTACCCCCACACTTGACCTATCAACGCTTACAAGTCTCAAGCATATTGTTCCTGTTAACACAACAACTGCAATCACGACCAGCGATAAAGTTGCGCTAACAACCAGCAACTTAACTACAATAGACACAAAAGATACTGGGGCGCTTACAACTTCTCAGATTGCACTGCTCACGACTGTTGGTACTGGGTTATTGGCGTCTGATTTAACTGGTAGAAAAATCATTCCGCTGACTACAGGGTTGACTGCGCTCGATACTAAAAACATCACTGCGCTAACATCCGGCACAACTGCGCTCGATACTAAAAACATCACTGCGCTAACATCCGGCACAACTGCGCTCGATACTAAAAATATTACTGCGTTGACTACGATGGACGCATTGGGGCTGCAAGGTATTGCGGACCCGGCAAATCGATACTGGCAGCAGACGGGTAAAGCTGGGACTGGCGGTCAGAGCGGGGTGCGGTTCTTTGACTGGACGACTAATCCAGTGCCATCTATGGGCGGGTCAAATATTGCAGCGGCACAAGCACTCTCAAGCGTACCGATGCTGACTCAGGCACAAATTGCTGCACTGCAACCAACGCCAAAACAATATTTTAACGCCGCAACAAACCGGTACTACACAGACCCTACCGGACAATGGACACCCCCCGCCGGATGGGTGCAAAAGACTTTTAAGGATGGTGGCGAAGTGGAAACTAAACATTTTGACGGCGGTGGTCTTAGTTTTGCTGATTTTGATTTGGGAATAGATCCTTACAAATTTGCTGATTTTGATTTAGGTATTGATTTTAGCGGGCCTGACTTTAGTAATTTTAAGTTTGCCGATTACGACTTGGGTATAGGCTCCAATACAATGTCTGATGCGGACGTTGAAGAGTACCTTCGTGGGTTGCCTAGTGATAACGCCAGCTACGGCGATATTGACCGCACCGCAAGTTATCAACAAGATATTAAAGACGCCGCTGCCGCCTCTGGTTCAAGTGCGCTTTCTGGCACAGTTAAAACAGTTGTAGATAAACTCACAGGGCTGGGGGCTAAACTCACTCAGAGTGCGCTTGACTCCATAGCAAAAAATCCCGGTGCGTGGCTATCGGCTCTGGCCGGTGCAGGACTAGGCTACGCCGCGTCAAAGAACAACACGGTCTCACCTATGGGGTTGCAAGGGTTGGGCATGACGCAGCAGCAGGTCTATAACACACTTAAAGGCGGCAACTACGTCGGCAAAGCCGTAGGTGGTGAGATCCCCGGGTACGGTGCAGGGGGTGGGTTGCACTATCTTAAGAGCGCCGAAGATGGCATGGCAGACAAGATTCCTGCTACTATTGACAACAAGCAACCGGCTCGGCTAAGCGGTGGAGAGTTCGTAATCCCTGCTGACGTTGTATCTCATCTCGGCAACGGCAACTCAGAAGCCGGAGCTAAACATCTTTATGAAATGATGGACCGAATCCGTCAAGCACGTACCGGCACACCCAAGCAGGGCAAACAGATCAACCCCGCTAAGTTTACGCCAAAGTAAGGAAAAACCATGAGCATTCGATACTTTGACGGAGGCGGTAACGTCACTGTTGGTTCAAACCCTGCTGCAACTGGCGCAACTGAAACCACTGTATCAAACTGGGCCGCGCCAGCCGTTGGCGGTATTATTCAACGCGGTCTTGAGATCGCAGGTCAGCCGTATCAGGTATATGGTGGCGCTCAAGTCGCCGGTGCTGGTGACCTACAGAAAAACGCGTTCTCAGGCATTCAAGGACTGACACAGCCAAACGCAGCGCAGAGCAACGCTGGCACCAATATGCAGAACGCGTATCAGTCTGCTATAACGCAGCCGGGATACTCGGGCACGGATTTCAGTAGAGCAGGTCTTGCAACCGGCTTACCCGGATACATGGGTACGGACCTTACTAAAATAGGCGTTGCGTCTAGCCAAAACCCATACACTGGTACGACGTTTACGTCAAACACAACGGGTATTAACAATCAGTTTGGTCAAGATAATCTTAGCCAGTACATGAACCCATACCTGTCCACGATCCTCAACCCCCAGATTGAAGAAGCTAGGCGTCAGGCGCAGATTACGCAGATGCAAAACGACGCTAGGATGACTCAAGCTGGGGCATTCGGTGGTGGTCGGCAAGCAATTCTGAACGCGGAGACGCAACGTAATCTAGGGACCAACCTCGCTGACATTACCGGTAAGGGGTACCAAAACGCGTATACACAAGCTCTAGGACAATACAACACAGATCAAGGTCGCCTTTTGGATGCCTTAAAGGCTAGAGAGCAATCCGGTCAGTTTGGGTATGCTAAGGACGCGGAGCGCCTTGCTGGCGATAGAAACGCATTGCTTGAAGCAGCAAAAACTAGAGAACAATCTAGTCAGTTTGGGTACGCTAAAAATGCAGAACGCCTTGCTGGTGATAGGGAGGCACTTCTCAATTCATTAAAAGCTACCGAACAAGCTGGGCAATATGGTTCCACTTTAGGGCTTAACTACCTGAAAGAAGCCGGAGATGTAGCACAGAACCAAGGTGCCTTTGGTAATACGCAACAACAGCAAGCCCTCGCTGCAAACAGGCAGGAAGCTGAACTTGGTGGTATTCAACGCGGCATTACTCAAGAAGGTCTTACTTCTGACTACAACATGTGGAAAGAACAGCGGGATTACCCAAAGACACAGCTTGACTACTTCAGCAACTTGATCAAACAGTACCCGATGACTACTACTAATACGTATGGTCAGGCTGGAAATACTGCTGCTAGTACGTTGGGCGGTTTAATCACAGCATTGTCAGCGTACGACATTCTGTCTGGCAAGAAAACACCGTAAGGGCACGTCATGTCGATTATTGGATCATCTCTTGAGGCTGTTCGGCGTGACCTGAAGTACATGCCGACCCAAACGCTTATCCAGTATAAGCAGAACCCGGCAAAAAACGCCGTTGACGGTATCCCGATGGATATGCTCGCTGGGCTTGAGCTTAGTCGCCGTGCCCAGATGCAGACTGAGTTATCTGCTGCCGGTGCCCAGAACGCGGCAAATATGCCAACCGTCACCGATGCTGCTGCGCAACAATTAATAGGTCAGCCGCAACAACCCCCAGCACCACAACCAGCGCCCCAACAACCCGCACCTCCGCCACAACAAGCTGCACCACAGCCACAACCCCCAGCACCGCAGCCGCCGATGCCGCAAATGCAACAGGCCCCACAAGGCGGGCTGCCGACTGTAAACAAAGCAGCGGGTGGTCAGATTACTGGGCGTGTTATTAATGACATCTCAGATCTCCGCGATCTTCTTGGTGGTGGTTACGCTGGCGGCGGGATTATTGCGTTTGCCAATGAAGGTGCGGTGCCGCGTGCTGGCGAAACAGATGAAGAAAGAATGCGGCGCGAGTATGAAGAAGCTAACGCGGGTATGGCTACTATGCCTAACATGCGAGCAAAATCGGCTCAGAAACAGCTTGAGATGCGCCGTGCGATGGGTGAAGGTACGGTGTTTGGGGCTAAAAAAGAAGATAAAAAGCCCGAGGCTGTTAAAGCTGACGAACAGAAAGCACCGCCTTTACCACCTCTGCCCCCTAGTATTACGCCGCCATCACCAAACGCTTTGACAGAAGGGTTATATAACTTGCTTAACACGCCGCGAGGCGGTGGCGGGATTTCCGGCGTAACACGACAAAACCTTAAAATGCCGGAAATGCCGGATCGGTCAGTAGCAGAAGCCGAAATTAGGGGGTTGGCGAACGAGACCGCTGAAGAAACAAACGCGCGACTGGCACAAAAGAATTTTTCTGCGGACCTAGAGAGACGCAAATCTCCGTTCATGTCTCCAGAGCAGCTTGCTGCCGAAGAAAAAATCCAGTTTGATAAGCGTCAAGCACTTTATGGCCCGGTAAATGCAGAGACACAGAAAGTTCTTGATGAGCGTAGGGCTGCATTAGAAGAGCGGCGTGGTAAACGGTTGTCTGAGGCTGGGTTGCAACTTGGTCTGGGTATGCTGGGCGGTCGCGGAAACCTAGCCAGCATCATTAGCGGCGCAGGTAAAGAAGCTGTCAGTGCATACCAGAAAGGCCAAGAGCTTGACGACGCGCAGCAAGAACGCATTCAGGACATGCACCTGAAACAACAGCAAGCTCTGGTTGCCCAGCAAACCGGTAACATGGACCTTGCACATCGTCTGGCGCGTGAAGCTCAGGCCGATAAACTTGCTATTGACAACTACGAGATCAATAAACAAAAAGAAGGGATTGCTGCACTTGGCGAAGCTGCTAAAACTTCTGGCGCTACACGTAACCGTCAGATGGCAGCAGAAATGCACCTCGATAAAATTGAGAATATGCTTGAGCGCCAAAAAATGGGCATCGATATGAGCCTCCAGTTGGCCGAAGCTAAAACTAATATGATGCTTGAACTTGGGGGCTTGCGGTCAACTAACGCCGATCTTGGTCGGCAGATGCAGATAATGGGGTTGATTAATAAAATAGAACAGGCGCAGCAAAATGCTACGGCGCGGCAAATACCGACAATGGCTGATGTGGCAAACGCGGAAAAGACAATTAGAGACAATTACGCAGAGCCAGCTTCAATGGGTGTACAGGCTTTTGTAGCGTCTAGACAGGACACCAATCTTGCAAGCAAATACGCGCAAGCGTTGCGAGATTCCCAAAGTGGTACGGAGTCTATTGCCCAACCTGCAAGAGTATTTTTGTACAACGTGCAACAAGCCGCAAAAGATCAAGGGATTAAAGAACGGCTCCGTGGAACGCGTACATCTGGCGAAAGTTCTGGTGGCGTGCGAGATTATGCAGACGTGGCTCCATTGTTTGGGATTGGGAGATAAGTTGTGCCGATTTATAACGTACCTAATGTTGGGCCGGTTCGGTTTCCGGACACGATGCCGGAGGATGAGCTTAGAGTACGGTATGCAGACCTTGCCAAACGCGCTACCGAAGCCGCTAACGCTAAGTTTGAGTACAACCCAGACTATCGGGAGTTAGGTCTTGGGCAGCTAATTAAAGGCGGGTTTAACCGCTCGCTGTCCGCAATTGGTAGTGGTATTACAGACGTTGCCCCTGCAATGATCGGCTCGGCTCTGGGGTACGAAGATTACGCTAAACAGCAAATGGCCGAGGCGGCGTTAAAACGCCAACAAGTTGAGCTTGAGAACCCGACAGGGTTCCGGTCGTATAAAGAGATTCGCGGCCCGGGTGATTTTGTTGGTTACGCCGCTGAGACTCTTGGTGAACTCGGCCCTGATATCGCCGGTATGTTAGTCCCCGGTGGGGTTGGCAGTGCACTCGGTAGACGTGTTGCTATGCGCGGTGCAGCCGAAGCTGCTGGCGCTCGCGCTGCTGAATCTGTCGCGGCTAAAGGTCTTGCAGGGGATGCTGCGGAAGCCTACACAAAACGTCTTACCGATGCCGCTGTTAGTCAAGCTGGGCGTGCTGGTGCCGAGACTGGCCTAAATGTTGGTATGTACGCTGGGGCGTACGGTCTTAATACGCCTGAGACCTTCCAAGGTATCTACGAAAAAACGGGCGAGTTTCACCCCGGGATCGCTGCAACTTTCGGCGCTGCAATAGCGGCTCTTGATACTGTACTACCAAGTTATTTGTTAAAGCAACTTAGCCCTGCGGCTAAAGGCAAACTAGCGTCTGAGCTTGTCAATCGGTCAAGCATTGTTGAACCGTCCATTAAAGCCGGTATTGCTAAGAGTGCTGGTAGAGCCGCGTTTGGTGAAGGTGGTACAGAAGTAATACAGGAGGGTTTGAATATCCTCGCTGAAAAAACCGCTGGTGCTTCTGGTGAGTTCTTTTCACCTGAGAACGTAGACCGACTTATTAACGCTGGCCTGAAAGGCGCAATCGGTGGCGGTGTACTTGGTACCCCCGGTGGTGTTAGAGAGGCATATGCCGAACGTGCTGCTGCACGTGAAGAGATTGCTAGACGCGCCGCACTTCCTGAAACCCCTCCTTCTCCTGAAGCTCCACCTGCTGGACCAGTTGACTATGCCCGCCCTGCGGTTACGCGCCGCCCAGATTATGTTGCTCGGCCCGGGTTGCGTGAGACCCCGCTGCCAGAAGCTGATCCAAACCAGCTTGATATGTTTCCGGGCGAGAAGGCTCGGTTCAGTCTTGATGAGGTGCGTGCAGCGCGTATCCCAGAGCCGGGGTCGAGTCTGGTTGAGAATCTTGAGGTTGCCAAACTTAAACTTGGACGTGGGGACGAGCTAACCAACGGTGAGATTCAGCTTTTAGTTGACAATAAACTTGTTACACCAACAGAAGCCAAGAACCTTCCAAGGGCCACAGAAGAAGTCGCACCTCCTGAAGTTTTACCGGGACAGCAGACGTTGCCGGGGATGTCTACCCCTGAGTTAGCGTTTAGAGACGCAGCGTTCGCAGACAAAATTACGCAACCAGAGTTACCGCTTACTCGGCCAATTACGTCTCGTTTAGATGTTGCACCACCTCCGCAGCAAGAACAACCGGCCCCACCACCTGCACCAGAACGTGGAGAGCAGCCTGAGCTTGACCTCATGGGTGGGCGCACGGGTGCGCAACTAAAATTCTGGGATGCAGTCGATAAAGCCGAACGCAGTGGGGGTATACCGCTACCGTTTCCGGGGATGCCGATCAGGGGTGAGGACTTGCGACGGAGGCTTGAAGGCCGACCTGAACCCAAGCCTGACGAACGCGCTAACGTCCTTACGCCTGAAGTTCTTGCTGCGCTCGGCGTTACGCCGCAGATGCCCGCGCATAAGCGCACGATTGGTAAGAGCCTAGATGACCCGCAAGAGCGTGAGCAGGTCGCCAGTGCGTTCCGTGGGTTGGCTAAGAATAAACAAGTGCCGCAAGAAACCCGGGACAAGCTCACCGCTATCCTGAAAAGCCCGCTGTTCGCTACTCAACCGGAGCTTAACTTTGAAGCACCCCCAGCAACCCCAACCCCCTCGGTACCTGTCACTCCACCAAGTGGAGCAAGCCCTAGCGTACCTAGCGGACCCGGACCGGTCGTTCCCCCCGGAGGAACTGCAACACCTCCAGCTACCGGAGTGGAAACAACTGAACCACCTGCTACACCAACTGGAGTGGGAGCGACAGAACAACCCGGTGCAGTAGAAGCGCCGGAACAACCGGCACCGATGGATCTTGGCACTGCACTGCGCGGCAAACCTCGGTCAGAAGCAGAAGCTGCGCAAGCGCAAGAAGATCTTAGCAAGTCATTAGAAGAAACTGGCGAAGGTACTTTCCGTGCTGCTCCGGGCGTAGACATGACTCGTATGGCGAACCTGTTGGGTCCGCAGTTGTACGGCAACATGTCAAAAATCTCTTCAGTCACCGTCAAGGAGATGTTTCAAAACGCGTTTGACGCGATCAAAGATGCTTTGGTGAAAGGCGGTTTAGCCGAAGGAAAGATCAGTGTAAATACTGATGAGGACAAGCGCACGATCACCATAACTGATAATGGTATGGGCATGACGCCCGAAATTATTAGCAAGGCGTTCTTGACGATCGCCGGTACGCATAAAGAATCTGGACGGGGTTCCGGCGGGTTTGGCGTTGCAAAAATGTTATTCCTGTTTGGGAATAAAAATCTAAAATTGGAAACGACGCGTGACGGGCTT